CCCACGCTCTTTACGAGCTGTTTCTAATTCTTTTAATAAATCCATTACTCTGTTGCCTGCAACTTCGCCTTGACCGTCAATACTTTCTAGTTCTGGTGTAGTTAGTTTTGCAACATATTCACCGTCTTGTGTTTCTTCTTGGTATTGCTCTTGTGGCTCCATTGGGTTTCTAACAACAATGTAAGATTGATCAATACCGCAACACTGACCTAAGTACTCTTGTAGTACTTGTGATGTTGTAGGATAATTAAGTTCTGTTTCAAAATATGTTACTTCCATATTTTGTAATTGTGGAAAATCTAACGGACGTTCTTGAATTGGTGTTTTCTTGCCTGCTGTTATATTTACAACATCATATTTTTCAAGTGCCATTTTCATTTGTTGCACACATTCATCTGGACAATTGCCAGCAATGCCTACTTTAAACTCGTATGTTTTTTTTGCTTCTGTAAGAATTTCATTAAATTTGCGCATGTTATGTTTCCTATTATATGTTATTTATCATTATCTAGTCCTTTTAGACGTTCTAATAGACTATTCCTGTCAGTAACAACATAACCTTCACCGTTAACGAAATCATCGCCTTTGGCTCCTTTGTCACTATCTAATTTTTCTTTCTTTAATTGTAACTCAACCATTTTTAGTTTTTTGTCTAACTTAGCAACTTTAGCATCAAGGTTTGTTTTTAACATATTACCAGCAACTTCAAATACTCTGCCACTGTAACGTGCTTCTACGTTCATACCTAAGTCCATTAAGTCTTCGTATGCTTGCATTGCTTTGTCTGATACTTCACTAAGTTCTTTATCAGCTAAATCACCTAAACCTTTTACTTGCGGCAATGCACTTGATATCTTATCAAATTCGGCAATGTCTCGCATTGTTTCTTGTTGTTGTTCAAGATGATAAGACTGTTGTTCAGTCTCTTGCATTTCTGCATCTTTTATAATTTCTTTGCTCTCGGGCAAATTTAGTAAGTCTTCTAGTTTCTTGGTCATGTGTCCTATACCATTATATGCTAGTTTTATTTATCTTCTTTTGCCTTGGTGAAACATATCTTGTTCATTTATAATTCTAAAGAAAATATTTTTTTGACTGCACCACGCCCTTGCAGCTTGCCACTTAGCTTGATTAATTACGTAGTGTGCTTGATTGTGTTTACTACGTCCAACCTTTTCGCGTAGAGTTTGATTAGCTGGCTTAACTTCTATTAACTCGACTCGCTTTTTACCAACTTTGTCACCATATACTATAAAAAAGTCAGGCACGTATATTGTGTTTTTTCCTGTTAATGGATTTCTATACGGAATCTTTATTGCTTCACTTGCCCATTGTTCAACACTAGTATGCTCGTCACAAAAACGCATAAAAGCAAATTCCCAACTACTGCGGTATGTTGGGGTTTTATTTCCAACATACTTTTCAGGAAATTTTAAAGTATATTTCCCTTGGGCAAATTTGGCCATTAGGAACCTTCAAGTATATTTCTTGTTTCAATTGTTGCATTTTTTTGTTTTCTAAATCCAACAACGCTTGTTCTTTTTCGATTGTAATTAAGTATTTCAGCAACAATAGAACTTAATCGTGTACTATCAATTGTTTTTAGTGTATCTAATAATTCAAATACTTTGATGTTTTCATTTTTTGCTTGTCTTAATAAAAGGGTACTAACAGCTATTGCAGCTGTTTTGTCAAATCCTGCATCTTCAAAAAATGCAATTACCACACTTAGTTCGTTGTCTGATAAATTAATTTGTGTGTTATAATAAGTGTCAAAAAATAATTGCACTCCTTTATCAGATCTTTTTGATATGTTTGGAATTGGTAAACTACTCATTATACAGCTTCCTCTAAAATTTGTTTCTTATAAGATTCTCTTTGTGTAATCGGCAATGCTGCCCAAGCAGCAGTTAATCCATTAATACCAGCCCCGCCATCACTTAAAAAGTCTGCTAAGAATAATAACTTAGCTAATGAGTCTAATGCTGCTGGATTCTTAGTTAAATCTTCTACACTTAAACTAGAGTTAGTATTACTATTAGATGTAATATTACTACTTGAAGATTTTGTTACACTTTGTTGTCCGCCTGCACCTCGTGTTTTTGGTATATTAATGTCAGCTAGTCCGCCAATGTTGTCAATATTTGTTACTTGCGATATTCTAGTATAAAGATCATTAACCGCATCTGGCAAGTATGTTAAAGGTCCGTTATCATAATCAATATTAGGATCGTTATTTGTGTATTGTTCAATATTTGTATTTGCAACTAAGTCAACTTCTTCTTGTGTAGCATTAGGCACAGCTAATGGACTTGGCTGTGTATCATAATGTACTGTTCCGAATCCAACTGGATTACCGTCATCGCCTGCTTCTACAGTTCCTCTACTATAATGAACAGCTTCGTATTGAAGCGTAATAGTATTCTGCATGAAGGTTCCGTTGTCTGAACTTTCAACTTGATCATGTTCCCAATTTGTAATTATTGGATTTACTAATGTGTATGTTGTAAACTGTGATCGTGATAATTGAGATATTTGTATATTTCTAAAAAACGGAACAGATAAATTATTATCTAATCCATATCTAAATTGGTTACGTTCTCTACCTTTGTATGTAGCATCACCGTCACCAGCTTTGTTATATGCTCCTGCATCATTCCCGTACCAGGCATCAGCATAATAGTATCTATAATATGCTTCAAGTAATGCTGTTGTTACGCCATGATTATCGTCATGAAATGTAATAGTAATAGGCTGATATTGAATTGCTGTTTGCATATTTTTTATACGATTATATTTCTTACGTGTTTCAACAGTAGCTTGAAATTTAGGTAAGTCTGCTGCTTTAACAAGCATACCAATTTCAATACCATACTTTTCAATTAATGCTTGTATAGTATTAGCTACGTTCGGATCAATTGCAAAAAACGTATGAAACAGATATTTGGTTTTTGGTGCAAACTTTAAATTGTTGCTGAGGAATAGTCGCGAAGCATGATTGTAATCAGCTAGATTACCTTTAGGTCCATTATAGGAATTTAGGTTGTTTGAATATGCATTAGTTGTCATACTAATATTTATCTATATCTTTTATGTGCGTAGATAATAAAAAAGGGGCATAAAGCCCCCTTTTACTGTTATGTTTAAGTAACTTACGAACCGCCGCCTGTTATTAACGAACCATTCTGTCTCGGTACACTTACACCAATACCGCCATCTGCATCTGTTTGGATTGCATTGTCGTACTGCATTTCTAGTGTTACTGTTACTGGCTCATTGTTTTGATATGCTAATGAGTTATAGTTTGCGTTAGTAATAAAGCAACCGTATAATTCAAAAGTTTCAAGAACGTTTGGCGTATACACACCGTTACCACCGTCTAAGATCTCAATACGTGTTGTAAATTTATAATCTTGACCTGATACCGGACTTGACTGTTCCATAAAATCAAATTGCTTCTGTAACTGTTCGCCTACAAGCTTCTGTACAGCATTATTTACATCTTCACGTAAGTTCAGTGTAATTGGTTGCCATGTGTGCTTGCCTGCTAAGTATGCTTTTGAGTTGTATGCATGTATTTCCATTGGCTCAAATGCTACTGTTGGTCTAGTTACGTCAATAACTTGTTTTGTTAGTTCTGTTGTCGGAGTTGAAACACCAAAGTTTTCCAGCGACACTCTAAAGCGGTACTGGAGCTTTGGCATTAACAAGCCCTGGCTTGCAGCTGAGTCGCCACTTGCTAACGGAACTGTGATTTTCGATAATGATGAGATTGCCATTTAATTTGCTCCTAATTGCTTAATATTATTTATCATCTTATAAGCCTGATATTTCACCAGTGTTTTTCAATCTCAACGGAATGTATATAAATTCAATTGACTTAACTGGTTCAATTGCAATATCAACATATAATTCGTTGCGATCTACTCTTGCTGGAGTGTTGTTTGTTTCGTCACACACAACTAAGTAGTCGTATAAGGCTCTTTGTCCTACTAGCTCAAGAAGTAAACTTTCAACTTGCTGTTTCATTTCATCTCTAGTAATTTTATCATTTGGTTCAAAGATATACGGTTTAGCAAGTGTGTTTAGTTGTGAACGTAAGTACACTACTAGTCTTGCAACGTTAATTCTATCTAACGAGCTTGCACCTCTTGCACGAGTCTTCTGTCCAAAGTTAACAAGTCCTGCGCCAGTAATAAACGTAATTGGGTTAACACCTTGTGCATACAATGTATCACGCTGTCCTTCGTTTAAGGACGTTGAAACAAATTCGCCTCCACTACTAATGTAGCCTGTTGAACTTGCATTGCTTACTCCGCCACGTCTTGTACCTGCTGGTGCAAACCATGGATAGCTAACTTGATCACTTAGTGCAATAGTACGCATCATCATATGACTTGGCGGAACTACAACATTGTTTCCAAAGTTATCGCTTGTAAAGCCCCATGGATAAAATACACCTAAGTATTCATCGTTAGTAACAAGTCCGTCGTCGTTATCTTCAACAGCTGCACGAACGTTTGTTCCCCATTCGTTAAGTGAAGTTGCATCTGGTGTTAGTCTTGCTGGGCTATCACCAACAACAAATGCTGTTAAGCCTCTGTCGTTGTTTAGTGTAGTTAACTCACCGATTAGTTCTGGATACCCAGGACATGCAATTAAGTTAAATCTACGTGAATCTTCATTTCTAATATCATCATTGCTATTAACTACTGCTTGTAGTTTTTGTACAACAACTTTACGCTGTGCTTTACGTCCAAAGCTACCTGATCCGTCTTCGTTGTTTGCTGATTCAGTTACCCAGCGATCTGCTGCATAGCTTGTCATCACTTCGTCATTAAAGCGTTTGTTAAGAGCTGTTTTATCAACATATCCAATTTCGTAACGCTTAACATTAAATCCACTTCTACGTGTATTAAACAATAATGTACCTTTTGGATATAATGCTGGATCTGGGCAATCTGGATCTACAAAGTTTTTAGTTAACAATGATTTAATTGTTGCTGCTGTATTTCCTTTTGCTCCACTTTCGCCGTAACGTGCATCAGCAAAAACTATACCGTTTTCAGTTGTTTGGTCACCGTTATCTACTAAGTCCCAGCGATCAAGCAATGGTCCTTTGTAGCGATATATTGTTGGATAGTTTTCAATGTCACTAGTATCGATCCAAAGATCACCTGCTACTAATGCACTTGTACCATCTGACTGTTTAGTTGGTTTTGTAGCTGAAACAATTGGTCCGTTTGCGTCAGTACCACTAACTGCATTATAGACTGGACTTGTTGAATCTTTATAGCCTACCCAAACACTACCGTTGTTAACCATAATGTCAACTTCGTCAATAGTTGAGTTGTACCATAATTGTCCTTGACTTGCTGTATTTGACGGAGTACTGTTGCTAGGAGTATAACTTAATACTTCCCAGTTACTTACTCTGTACTCAATTGGTGCAACGTTGTTGTCAACACCTGGTTCGTCTGCAACAAAGCGTGTTCCTGCACCTGTAACAATATTGTAAGGTGAAATACCTAACTGTGTTAATGCTGGTGCAAAACTTGATACATCATCTTTAAGTTTCATTTCGCCGCCTGTACTGTGTGTTATAACTACACGATCATTATCAACACTTGCACTAACATTTGGAATATTAGCACTTGTAATAGCAGTTGCAAGATTAGTTGCTGTATCTGTACCTTGTGCAGCTGCATTCCATAATATAGAATGTGCTGAGAATGTATTTGCTCCTGGTGAAGTTGCACTAATTTCTAGTCTATACACTTGTCCATCTGTAAAGTTAGCTGGTGTTATTACATTTGTTATTACTGTAGTTGCGCCAACTGCTGCACGTTTAAATATTTTAAAAGTAGCAAGTGGGCTAGTGTCGCCTGCAACATTAGTTTGAACAAACAAGTTACCAATTGTTAAGTTTGCGCCGCCGCCTGTTAAATCTAAATCTACAATTGCATCTTGTGCAGTTGGATATAACGGAGCCGAAACTGAATCCCAAATCTTAGTTGCATCGTTCCACTGTTTTACTCTCCAACGAGCACCTTGATTAGGTGTAGTTGTTTTAATCCAAACACTGCCACTTGGGCGACCATTATAGTTTGTGCCTGATTTAAATGTATCTGGAATTTCAGTGTGCTTACTAATTTGCACTGCTGGAATTAAATATTGTGTTGCTGATAGTCCTAACCAAGTTAGTACTGATGCATTGTCGTTTGGTCCTAATGCAAACGTAATTCTATCAGTTGAAGAACCTGTGTTATACAATGCTAATTCGCCGCTAACTTCAGCTGCCGAAACACCTGGAATAGCAAAGCCATTAATTGCTGCTACTACTGTTGCTATTGAATCGCCTGTAGTTACTGTTACTGTTGTGCCATTTAATAAGAACACTTCTGAACCGCTTTCGGAAGAATCTTCACCGTATGTAGTACTTGCCTTTGCACTAGTTACAGTTGGAACAGAACCAATCCACTGCGATGAACCTACTTTAAGCCAGCCACTAGTACTTCTATACCAAATTGTATTAAGTGTAGTTACTGAAACAATAGCGTAATCGCCAATTGCACCAATTGAACCTAACGGCGTATAATCTGCGTTATCAAAGTCAACTACCTGTGCTTGCTGTGTAATAGCAAGTGGCACTTTGTTAGTAAATGTTTGTCCACCTGTTACTGACTCACTAGCGTTATTCCACTGTTGAATTCCGTATACAGATGCTGCTGTATCTAACCAATATGTGCCTGCGTCTGGAGCACTTACTGGTACTGTTGACGTCGGAGAAAGTTCGCCTAAATCTACATTTGCTCTTACAACCCAAGCTCTGTTGCTTACGCCTAAATATGAATATGCAGCCTGTAAGCCGTATTCGTTAAGTTCACTTCCGTGAACTGGATTATTACTTGCATCTGTTTGGAAAACAGGATCTCCAAATGTTTCAGCTAAGTCACGTTGTGATGTTAGCAAGTACGGCTTACCAGCATTTACTGCTAGTGTTCCGATTGCTGTGCCCGATGCTGAAGCATTTAGTTTATTTGCTTGCGATGCAACAAAAATTACTGGTACTGTACCTGGTTCAGCGGGTGTGTAGAAACTTTCATCTATTACGCTTACCTGTACACCTGGTGATGTCAATGCCATTTTTTATTCTCCTATTGGAACTGTGTTCTGTTTATTAATTGTATTTACCATTTTAAATAAAAAAGCCTGTGCAAACACCATATAAAAAGGTACCAAAAAGGTGAGCTAAATACAGTATGAGACCATTATGCAAATGCGGAGAGCGTCCTGCCGCAATAAATTACAAAAAAGGTAAGAAAACATACTATCGTAAGTTATGTGAAACTTGTTTGCGTAACGGTTTAGGACACGGTATACCTAAATGGAAACAACGTGGATACGAGAAAAAAGATGCTTGTGAGAAATGTAATTTTAAATCTAAACACCCTGAGCAGTTTAATGTATATCATATTGATGGGGATTTAGAAAATTGTCGCCCTGCTAACTTAAAAACTATATGTGCTAACTGCCAACGGGTTATTCAAAAAGATGGAGTTGTTTGGAAGCAGGGAGATCTTGTTCCTGATTTTTAATAAGAATAGTTCGCATTAAGATATCTACATTTAATTTTAATCTTTCTAAGTCACTATTATTATCAATTGTATAATTACACATCCATTGTTCGATGCTCATTGAACTAGGATCTTCTGTAGGCAAATGGTCACTTCTGTCTACCCAAATAGCATAGTCAAATATTTCTTCATTCTGCATTGCAAAAAATTCACGCTTGTTACGTAGTCCGCAATAGATATCATGTTTAGCAAATAAGTTTCGTCCTAGCTTTGCTAAGTCATCTTTACAGTAATTATGGATCATGTTGTACCATTCAGTACGATGGTTATGACGATCAACGTAACACTCATCTTCATTGGCATATCCGTATTGATCCTTTAGATCATTATAGATAAAAAGTTCTGAACAAAATTTACTTGATGATTGGAATGTATATCCGTATGCTTCTAACATCTCGCATACCGTATCCTTGCCATGACGACCATGACCTACTACTAATAACTTAGGTAACACACTAGCTCCTTATTTAAATATACTTTAAAGTATACACTACATAAACAAGTATGTCAACCTTAATCGTAGCCTAAATGAGCTACATTTTCCATTTCTTCTGTGAGTAGTTCTTGAACACGCTGTTCGTATGCAGCTTCGAAGCCATTTGCTCCGTACTCTGCTCTTTCTGTGTTATTCCAAAGTCTTCTAAAATAGGAGTCATATAAGTATTCGATAGTTGCGTCTGATTCGTTTCTATCAATTAGTTGGCCTTTAATTAACCAATTATATCGGTTAGCTTCTTTACGTACTTCTGGTGAACACATTATGGACCTCCTTGTTACTTTGTATTTACAAGGAACTAAAATCGTTAGCGTTAACTTCTAGGGGTTTTAACCTATTGTAAATCCGTAACCAACGCCGCCGCCGACTTGTTGAATTACTTCTTGATCTAATCTTTCCATTTCTTGCATTGCTTCATTTTTAAGATCATTACCATTGAGTGTTGACCCACCTTGTGGACCTGCAATAGTAGCAAACTTTGAACGTGCTTCGCCTAACATATACTTACAACTAGCAAGTGTGTAATCTTTGATCCACTGTTGTGCTAGATAGTCAGACAGTAATTGTTCATCTGGACGATAGTTATATGCATATAGCATTATAGTTTCTACTGCTCGAGGACGTTGTAGTAATGTTAATTTTTTAGTTGTTGAATTCCATTTAAATTCAATGAAACTACCAAACATTCTACCTACTAGTTCTTGGTATTGGCTAAACATATCATATGTTGCTAGACCGCCCATATTTGAACTTGATAACAGGTATGCATTTGTATATGCTAAACTGAACGGATCAAACAAACTGCCGCCACCATTTTTTCCGTTTTCGTAGAGTTTGATACTAACAACATCATTTGCAGTTAACCCTGAATTAAACGTAATAGTTCTTGCATCATTGTCAATGCCATAGCTAGTCGTTGTTGTACCATTTATAGTTACTACAACTGTTGCTATAGCTGCAAGGTTATAGTTCACATCAAACACTTGTTGAGAAGCAGACGCTATTACTGTAGTTGAGTATATTGGTCCTCCGGATGCCGAAGTTCCAGGACGTGATCCAATACTTCTGCGAAACATTTTTCTAACCTCCATAACTTCACCTGGAAGAGTGTACTCGTTAACGTCTATAATAGTATCTAGAAACAAATACGATTCTTCAACTGCATTATCACTACGTTGTCTAAAGCGGCTTAATGCTTTATTCAATGCAGTTTCATAATGAATTGGGTCTAGTTCAACATCAATCATTCCGCCGCCGAGCATAGCGTTAACATAATCAAATACTTCTTGTTTTTTAGTGGCCATATACAAAGTTCTCCGTACAAGTATTTATCTCGCGATAAATATGTATATGCCAAGACTTAGTTTATATAAACCCGAACGCGGCGCTGATTTTGAATTTCTAGATAAACAGATTCTAGAGATGTTTACTATTGGCGGGACTGATATCCATGTATACAAATACATCGGTACAGATGACGGGACAACCGCGAAAGATCATACACAAATACAAGATATGCTATTTTTAGAAAATAGAGATCGTAAGTATGATAAAGACATTTACAGAATTAGAGGAATCTATAGTGTACAGGATAACGATTTTGACCTAAGTCAATTTGGTTTATTCTTAAGCAATGATACATTGTTTATGTCTGTACACATAAGAGGTACAGTTGAAACAATGGGAAGAAAGATTATGCCCGGCGATGTATTTGAACTTCCTCATTTAATAGATGAATATGCAGAAAACGATGCATCTGTAGCATTAAAAAGATTTTATGTTGTTGAAGACATTAATCGTTCAGCTGATGGGTTTTCACAAACTTGGTACCCACACTTATATCGTATAAAATTAAAACAAATATACGATGGACAAGAATACAAAGACATACTTGACTTACCTGCCGTTGAAGAAGATCCAGGCGGAGACAATCTTAGAGATATTTTATCTACATACGAAAAAGAAATGCAAATTGCACAAGCGGTAGTCAGTGAAGCAACTACTAACGTAGAAAAATCAGGGTATGACATTAGTCATTACTTTTCACTTGCTGTCGACGATGACGGTATTGTTGAGCTAACTGAAACTAAAGATTCTTCCGGCTTGTCTCAAATGGCGCCGCCAGATAGAGCAGGATATAGAGGATATATTATCGGCGATGCTATATCTCCTAATGGTGAAGCATTTGGGTTTGGCGTAGCATTTCCGGGTGATCCGCAAACTAATGACTATTTTTTAAGAACAGACTTTTTACCTAACCGATTATTTCAATATAAAAATAATAAATGGAACAAAGTTTATGATGTTAAACGTGCATTTGTTTATGGTGACGATAATACAAATACACAAAAAGGCGACTTTATTAATAACACTGGTACAAACAATATTGCAGGTGAACAAGTTACTGAGAGACAAAGTTTATCTAAAGCACTTAGACCAAAGGCGGATAACTAATGCAACATTTTTATGATGGACAAATAAGAAGGTACTTGACACAGATTATACGTCTGTTTGGACAATTTAGTTATAAAGATGGTCAAGGTAGATTAGTACAAGTACCAGTTATGTATGGTGATTTAACTAGGCAAGTTGGAAGCATTTTACGTGACAATAGCGAGAACAAAATACCTAGTGCGCCACGTATGGCTGTATACATTACTAATTTAGAAATGGATACTGCAAGATTAGCTGATAGTAGTTACGTAAACAAACTAAACGTACGAGAACGTGCATATGATAGTGCAGGACAAGAATATTTAAATCAAGCAGGAAAAAATTATACAGTTGAACGCTTAATGCCTACTCCGTATACTCTTACTGTTAATGTTGATATTTGGAGTACAAATACAGATCAAAAATTACAAATACTTGAACAAATTTTTATGTTGTTTAATCCTAGTTTAGAAATACAAACTACAGACAACTATATTGACTGGACTAGTCTAAGTGTGTTAAATATGGATAATATTAATTTTACTTCAAGATCAATCCCAACTGGTACTGAAAACGAGATCGACGTAGCTACTATAACATTAACTACACCAATCTTTATTAGTCCGCCGGCAAAAGTTAAGAAACTTGGTGTTATTACTAAAATCATTACAGCTATATTTGCAGACAACGGACTAGAAGTAAATATAGACGAAAACGCATATACACAAAGTTTAGTTGAACAAAAAATTAAAGAAAATGAAGAAACTGATAAAATTAACAACGGGCAAGCATTAACTAATGAAGATGCATTAGTTGTTACTACATATCAAGATTATGACATTGTGTTTATTGACGGAGTTGCTAAACTAATAAAGAACGGAGTTGTTGGATCAACTTCATGGACAGCCTGGATGATTGCACAGCCATTTATTTATGAAGCAGGGGTAACACAACTTAGATTACAACGAAGTACAGGATTAGAGATTGTCGGAACTGTTCAAATTAATACATTAGATGAAACAGAATTACAAATTGTTTCACTTGATGAAGATTCATTACCTTCAGATAGTGACATTGTTGGGCCTAACGGTACTAGAGGAAGTATAGAATATATAATCGATCCTACACGCTTTGATCCAAGACAAGTTCAAGATAGTTCAACAAATACTCGATTATTATTACTAGGTAGTATCGGCGATGCATCAAATGTCAACGGAGCAATTGCTTGGAAAAATGAAGATAATAGTAATTTTGTTGCAAGCGAAAATGATATTATCGAATGGGACGGATTAAGTTGGCACATAGTCTTTGATGCTAGTTCTGTATCTAACGAAACTTTTGTTACTAATCTTAATACACAAACTCAATACAAATGGACTGGCGAAAATTGGATATTGTCATACGAAGGCGAATATCCAAACGGCACTTGGAGAATGACATACTAGCATAATTATTAGTATGAGAGACATCGTTTGTAGTGGCGCATTAATTTATTCTTTAGAATCAAACAGATTTCTATTTTTGCATAGAGCAAATGGGAAACGTAATAACCTGTGGGGGCTTGCAGGTGGCGGTAATGAAGAGGGCGAAAGTCCTTTTGAAGGATTGCGTCGCGAAATTGAAGAAGAAATTGGCGTAATAGATATTAAGAAAACAATACCATTAGAAACTTTTATTTCTAATGACTCTAAGTTTCACTTCCATACATATCTGTGCGTTATTGAAAAAGATTTCCTACCAAAATTAAATAGCGAACATGACGGTTTTGCGTGGGTTAGTTTTGGAAAATGGCCAAAGCCCCTACATTCCGGATTAATGAACACTTTAAATAGAAAGAGTAATATTACAAAATTAAAAACAGTTATTGATGTAATAAAACTACTTGACTAACCTAACGGAGTATAGTATAATATAGATATGCAAGTATTAATCATTGGCGATATTATTATCGATAGATATATTCATGGAACTACTACTAGATTAAATCCTGAAGCACCTGTTCCTGTTGTAAATGTAACCAACGAATACGAGTCGTACGGTGGTGCATCTTTAGTATTTAAAAACTTAGAATCACTTGGTGTACATGTAACACAACTTCATTACGATGATGAAAAATCAATAAAGACAAGAGTGCTAAGTGATAATCATTATATTACACGTATTGATCAAGATGTTATTGCAAACGGAGACGGTATTGCAGATGATATTGAAGAATTAGATTTGTCTGACTTTGAATATGTAATTTTAAGTGATTATAATAAAGGTGTGCTTGATGCTGCACCACGAATAATTAAACACTGTAATAAGCACAATTGTAAAGTTATTGTTGATCCAAAAAGACATGCAGATCATTATAAAGGTGCATGGTTAGTTAAACCTAATGCTAAAGAATTTATTGATCTTGGGTTTGATAAATGGGAAGGTAATATAATTATCACTAGCGGCGGTAATACATGTACTGCTGAATTTGAAAAAATTAGATATATCTCTACACCTAATAACGTTGAAGTATCAGATGTAACTGGTGCTGGAGATTGTTTTCTTGCCTCTTTTGTTTATGGATTAACAAACGGAATGAAGTTTCAAGAATGTCTTGATATTGCTGTTGTTGGTTCAACCGAAAGTGTAAAGCGGCATGGTACTTACGTTCTAACGCCTGAAGACATTAGAAAAAAGACAGTATTTACAAACGGGTGTTTTGACATACTACATACTGGGCACTTAACACTTCTTAAAGAAGCTAAAGCGCAAGGTGATTATTTGATTGTAGGATTAAATTCAGACGAGTCTATACAGAACTTAAAGGGTAACGATCGTCCTTATAATAATTTTGCTATACGTAGACAACAACTTGAATTAATTCCGTATGTAGATGAAATTATTGAATTTAGTGAAGAAACCCCTTATAATTTAATTAAAGATATAAAACCTAATTTAATTGTTAAAGGTGGCGACTATACAATAGAAGAAGTAGTAGGTCACGATTTAGCACCTGTCTATATTGTGCCTACAGTTAAAGGACATAGTACAACAGATATTTTAAAGGCAAGAGATGAAAATACTAATAACAGGTCATAAAGGATTTGTAGGACAGAATTTAACATTCTATTTACAAGATAATTTTGAGTTATCAGGATACGAATGGCAGGATGATTTTTTACCCGAAGTAGAAGGATTTGATTGGGTTATACACCTTGGAGCAATCTCTGCTACTACAGAAACAGATGTAGACAAAGTTATGTTACAAAACTATGAGTTTTCTAAATGGCTTTATCATCAATGTAATACTAAAGGTGTAAACTTTCAATATGCTAGTAGTGCCAGTGTATACGGTACTAATACAGACTTTAACGAAGACGCTCCTAAGCAACCACAGAGCCCATATGCATACAGTAAATATCTATTTGATAGATGGGTATGGCAACAGCAAAAACATAATATTGTAGTTCAAGGATTACGTTATTTTAATGTATTTGGACCGTTTGAAGATCATAAAAATGATATGATGAGTCCAGTGAGTAAGTTTACTACCCAAGCTACAGAAACTGGAACTATAACATTATTTGAAAATAGTGACAAATATAAAAGAGATTTTATATCTGTTAATGATATTTGTAAAATACATTTACAACTATTAAATAATAAAAAGTCAGGACTGTTTAATACAGGAACTGGCAAAGCAACAAGTTTTCAAACAGTGGCAGAAGCAATTGCTAAAAAATATAATGCAGAAATAAACTATATAGCAATGCCTAATAAATTAAAAGGACAATATCAAGAATACACTTGCGCTGATATAAAAAAATTAAGTACAGTAACAAGTGGAATTGAATTTGAAACAGTAGAGGAATATATTAATGGATCAACCAACTAGATTAACCGGTGTAGTAAATAAGGGCTGGGGCTACGAAATGATATGGGCCACCAACGAACACTACTGCGGTAAGATAATGGTATTTAATAGAGAAGGTGCTAAGACAAGTATGCACTTTCATAAAGAAAAAGACGAAACTTGGTTTGTAAATAGTGGAATATTTAAAGTTGCGTATATTGATACTGATAATTCTACATTATATGAAAAAGAATTAATCGAAGGTGCAACATGGCATAATCCTCCGTTACAACCACATCAGCTAATTTGTGTTAGTAAAGAAGGAAGTGTAACTGAAGTTAGCACTGCTGATAGTGTTGAGGACAATTATAGAATTGGTCCTGGCGATAGTCAAAAAATAGAAAGTAAGTAAATGGAAATAAAAGAATTATTCCCAGTAGCTATACTAACGCATCATATAGATAAAGATATGGCCGACACAATGGAGAATGAGATTGTTCCATTATTAGATAAGTTAGAACGTAACACACCTATACTAGATTCAGTTGGTGATGAATACATTTCTGTAGATACTATGTACACAGATTTTTGGGAAAACAAAATTCCAGTGCATGAAATTGTTCCTGACTTTTGGGACGTAGTAAGAACAGCTGCATACGAGTATGCTGATCAAACAAGCTATTTTGTTAATCCTAATTTTAAAGTCCGTTACTGGACACAAAATTATGTAAAACAAGATAGACACGACATACATCAACATGGCATAAATGGCATAAGCGGAACCTATTTTATTAGAGCAAATGAAAATGCAGGACCAATACGCTTCTATAATCCTAACAACACAGCCGAGTATGTTCGTGCAGGCAATCCTTTAAATAAATTTGTACAAGGACATCACGACATATGGCCTGAAAAAGGCTTGTTGTTATTATTCCCTTCGTATATAAAACATGCTGTAGAATCTGGCAGAAATGATGATGTTGTTAGAACTTCAATATCATTTGACTGTTGTCCTGGAGTTTAAATGTTTACAAACTTATTTCCAATACCTATCTTACGTATAAAACTTAGTGATGAAATTGCAGATGCAATGGAGGAAAAAATAGTTCCATTACTAGATAGTCTTAGTAGAGAAAACGATTCAGTATCTACAGATTTTTGGGAAAAGCAAATTCCAGTACATGAACTAGTACCAGACTTTTTCCAACAGGCAATTGAAGGTGCTCTTGAATTCCAAGAACATACAGGTATTGAAATAGATCCTGAAATACGTATTAAATATTGGACTCAAGATTATTTGCCAAATGATAGTCATCAAATGCATCATCACGGAATATACGGTATTAGTGGCACATATTGGGTTAGAGCAAATGAGGATGCTGGGTCATTTAGATTGTTTAGTACAAACCCACATAGTGATTTAGTTTTACATAATAAAAAGACCGAATACACTGTAGCATACGAAGATATATGGCCTGAAAAAGGTATGATGTTATTATTCCCTTCATACATGAAACATTGTGTAATGCAAAGTGGTAAAAATGCAATTCGTACTTCTGTTTCATTTAACTTTGGATGTTCTAATGTATAAAATAGACTGGAGTACAGACAAATCTAAAACAACAAAAACGTCTACAAAAAAGAGTAATATACGCTACAGTACTGACGACCCAATACCTTATTACAATAGTACAGACAACATTGCACCTAAAGTTGTTGTAGGATTAGATCGAGACGGTGTTATTAATATTGATCAAGGCGAGTATACATATAAAGTTAAAGATTTTGTACCAATCGAGGGTAGCTTAGAAGCTGTTGCTAAAATAAGACGCCTGGGACATAAAATTGCTATTATTACTAATCAAGGCGGAATTGCTAAAGGAATGTTTTCCGAATCTGATGTAGACAAAGTACACGACTATATGTTTGAGTTACTTGGCGAAGCAGGTTGTTTAAGTGTTGATGCATTATATTATAGTGCATCGAGTTTACGTAATGATATGTATGCTAAACCCAATGTTGGTATGTTTAAAAGATGCGAAGAAGAAAATTCATTTATTAAATTTAAGAAAGGATATTTTGTTGGAGATAAAATATCCGATCTAAAAGCTGCATTTAAAATTGGTGCAACTCCAATACTAGTTAAAACAGGTTACGGTTTAGAAACTATAAAAGAATTAAATAAATTTTCTAATCAAAAGATAAAAAAGAAAACTATTATATTTGATGATTTAATGTCTGTTGCTAATTGGCTGGAAAATCGATACCAAAATTAGCACTAATAGATACACGCAACTTTTCTGTTTTATTATATGTTACATAGTGATCTAAGTTACTTGGAAAAAATACAATATCGCCTTCTTGCATTAAAGGATTAAATAATTTACCGTTATTTCCAGGGCCATAAAATCTTTCAGTTAAGTGAGTCGGAAACCAATTCAATGCACTATTATAAAACATAAACTGTCCACTGTCAGGATCATTATCGGGCAAGTCAAGTACATATGCACAACTAACTAAATTATTTCCGCCACCGTGCGAATGTACGTCTTGATGTTGATGTTGACTATATTTGTTTGCCCAGGCTCTTCCTGATAAATTTTTAAGATCATCTGGAGCCATACCTAAGTAATTAAGGTACGCTTGTAACGGTCCTTGCACATTTTCATAAAATATATCCCACGGTAATTGATTATTTTCTTCATGCGAATTATGCGTAGTTTCGCAATTACATTCCCACTGCGAACTACTATGTTGAAATGCAGTACTGTCTTTAATAAAAGATGAAAATTGTTCTTTTATTTCGTTGTGCCCAGGCATTTCACATTTTAAAATAGGTGCACCAAAAATACTATCTATCATTTTTAATAGACACTTTCACATTATGTTCAGGCAAGTACAAGTACTCAATTCCACTATTAGCAAGAGTTCTAAATGCGTCATCTAATGTTTCTACTAATGGCTCTCCGCCTAAATTAAATGATGTATTAAATATAATTGGGACGCCTGTTTGTTTATAAAACTCGTTGATTAAATCATAATAAACTTCATTCTGTTCTCTAGTTACTGTTTGTATACGACATGTGCCATCAACATGTATAATACTCGGAATCTTTTCTGCTACACCTTCTTGACAATTCATAGCATACATCATATGTGGTGAATCTTTCATTCCACGCATATCAAACCATTCTTCTGCATGTTCAGCTAGTATAGTACCAGCAAACGGACGGAAGTATTCTCTACGTTTAATTCTATTAACATGATCTTTGCCATTTGGATCAGTTGGATCATAAAGTATACTTCTGTTACCTAATGCACGTGGGCCTGATTCTGATCGTCCTTGAAATAATGATACAATATTCTTTTCAGTAATTAATTTAATAATATCTTCATTTGTTGCTTCAGTAACATCGGCATTGTATTGTAACGCTAACATTTCAATTTCGTCTCTTGAATATGTATTCTCAGGACCTAAGTATAAACTTTCACCAAAGGGCCGTTGTGTAGTACTTTTAGTAAGTGAATGATATCCCATCATTGCTGCACCGATAGCAGTACCAGCATCACTAGAAATAGGTTCAACGTATAAATTAATACCTTCGTCTTTTAGTTCTTTTAAGTACCAATAATTTGCAACACAGTTTAACCCATACCCGCCACTAAGTACAACATTCTTATGTCCTGTTGTTTCCACAGCCTTACGTATTAACCGCAATACTTCTGCTTGGCTTTCTGTTTGCACAGCATACGCAAGATCTCTTCTACTTTGTAGTTTAGTCAAGTCGTCAATTTTCTCAGGTGTAACTAGTTCGTTAAACCGTCCTTCATTAACTAACGCACCATTTGGATATGTAGGAATAATAACGTTTCTATCTGACGATCTCCAATTACCGCCAGCATCAGTATACAATGGAGGAATATTATCATTAGGTTTTCCATATGGAAATAACCCCATTGTTTTACCTGCTTCAATTGATTGAAATCCGCAATACTGTGTTACTGCTTCGTATGTTTTAACAATACCAGCAGTGTCATCAATAATAGCTTCATGTGTTTCTTTGTCTTCCATAAACCATTCACTTGTCATAGCCGGATCTCGCATTGATATATACGGTCCATTACCACCTAAATGTTTGTATACTGTATGAAAGTTATCTGGGTACGCACATGTAAAGATTGACTCTAATTCCCAAACTGTAGTATCAGTGCCACTAATGTTCATTGGAATAAATGTGCCAGCGCCGTCTACAATAACACTTACTGCCTTGTCAAATCCACTACGATAAAATGCACAGCCTGCATGTAATTTATGATGTATTCTTGATAAATCAATAACCTGAGGATGTTCCCAATTGTTTACATCTGGACCTCGTTCAATCAAGCCTAGTTTACGTGCTAGACCTGTATACACATTGTCGCCTGTAAAATCAACTGTTGCCGCTGATTCTTCTAAACTTTGTGTATGTGCAACGAATATATAATCTAATTTATCAGTATATTCAAGTATCTTAATCATACTTGCATATGGACCGCCGTCATACTTTTGACGACTTAGTCTTTCTTCTTCTATAGCGAATACAATTTCACCGTCTTTAAGCAAACACACACCGCCATTATGACCACGTGTTATTCCTGCTATCCACTGGCTCATTTACTGCCTCCTACACTTAATAATGTTTTATTAGGTTTTCCTAATTTTTTTCTAATTGAATCAACAATATCTTTAGTTTGTGCTTTAGATAAATCCATACATTTGTCGTTTACTCTATCAGGTTCTTCTTCATTTGTAATTCTAATTGGACTATACACACGCATGTCTTTGCCAATATCAAAAATTGTAACACTCTTATCATCTACGTATGATGTGTTTATAGGATATGTACTTCCGATAACTACTGTTGACTGTGTATCAAGTGCTTTAGCAATATGTTGTCCTACACTATCACAACCTAAGAAATGATCTGCGGCATTAATAACTCCAGCCCATACACGTATGTCTGGTATTTGTGGTTGAGCTATAGGTATATTATCATCTTTTGTATTTTTCATATTTAATTGTATTTCGCTCATTAATATAACTGCAAAATCTTTTTTCAGTTCATTAGCAATATCAAGCATATCTTCAGCTCTAAAACTTCTTGATGTAACATCAATTAAATCTTCTTCAGTTGTTCGTCCAAACGGTTGTATTACAATTACTTTATCTTTGCCAGTTGTTTCTTTAACTTCTTTGACTACATTTTCGCCTTGTGCTTTTTCAATTTTATTAAGATACACTGACGGAATAATAACGTCACGTAAGCCTTTGTTATTAATTTCTATATCAAACGCTTGTGCTAAACTACATTCTTGATTATAATATTCCCAAACTCTGTACGGTTCTGGCGAAACACAATTTCTTTCTTTAATAAAAGATTCAAACAATCCCTTATGCCATGTGTCGTATGCTCGTTTGTGAAGTGTTGGATGACCTTTATAAAAGTCTGTGCCTGCTTCGCAAACAATAATAAAGTCGTCGTTTGGATTTTCTTTTTCGTATGCTTCAAATGCAGGTATTGAAGTTATAACACGGCCAGCGCCGCCATTGATAAAGAAAGCTGTTGATCTTGTCATATAATAATACACCTCTTAGTAAATTTACTAAAATATTTATAGGTTGAATAGTATATTAAAGAAAGATCTGGCTGATAAAAAAAGGCTGTATAAACATACAGCCTTTTAGTTTTATTTGTTAATTAGGTGTTTATTCTAATACATCTGTGCGAGGCCAAGATGAATCTACAAATATTATAGGAACATTTGCTTCTTGCATTGCTGCAGGGAAATCACGTAGTAATTGTCTATATACAACAAGTTTGTCCCACTTTGCTTTGTCAATGTCTTTTAGAATTAAAAATAATGTGTCAGTATTAGAAAGTCTCTCGTCTCGTTCTATACGTAAGTCTTCCCAAGTGTTAGCTGCGCCAATTATATCTTCATTTGTATGCTTATACAAATCTAATTCATTAGTTTCAAAATTCCACACACTAAGTTTTTCGTCATACAAATCATCTGGATGAATTGGATACTCATATTCAAATGGAACATATCCTTCAGGTACTGGTACGGATTTAGTACCCGGAGTTTCTTCCCATTCGTCTTTGTCTTTATAGTTATCATGATAGTCGGACATAACTTCTGCATCTAAAGGATATTCTCTAGCATCTAATTTAACAATTACCATTTCTTCAGTACTTGGCATGTATTGCCAGTTGTCCGTTGACTCTAGTACTTCAAACTCTCGTTGTACGTGACGAATGAGATGTGTATCTGTTTCTACCCAAAGATACAAAAATTTAGGACCTTTATATACAGTCTCAATAGTTTCAGTTTCTTCACCATCCATATAATTGTCTATTGGACATTCATAAGAGTAGTTTACTTCGACCCATTCAGTTCCGTGTTCGTCAGTCATCTCAAGGTCGGTATAGTCAATTACTTCACTATCTAGCTCGTCTCGATTGTCATCGATGTTTGGATTTCCTTCGTCGATTATGTTTTCTTCTTCACTCATCATTTAACTCCAAGTTATTCTCATCATGCCAGGCTTACCAGGAGTACCTCTACAGTAACAAAGACCTCCACCACAAGCTGATTTCATTGAATTTGATCCACCGCCGGATACTTGTCTAAATCCTCTACAACAGTTAGTACAAGCACAGTATTGAACACAGTTTTCAATATGATAAGTGTGTCCGTTACTAATTCCCCAAGATGCTGAAACTGACGTGTGTCGTCCAACACAGTCACAGTTTCCTCTGTACTTAATAAATGCTGGTTCGTCACCTAAGTCTACCCAGTCAAACTTTTGACAAAAACATAGTCCGTTAGCACACATGCCGTCTGTTCTGTTACCTTGGTTATTACATCTGCAACTACAGTAAAGGTTATATCCGCCTCTGCCGCCTGTCATACATGTACAACATAAGCATCGTCCTTCAAATCGTGTCATACATCCTCTTGGTGCATCGCAACATGCAGTAAAACACCCGCAACCGTTGTTTGTTGTACCGTTGCCGCCTGCGCCAATACACCAGCAGTAAATACATCCTGGTGCAAAGCATCCGGCCTGTCTAAATAGTGTTCTACGACCGTAGTAGCCACTCATTGATCCACAGCTAACCATGTCACACCAGCAACCTTGACAACAGTGTCCTGCGCCCGAGCCGCCTCCGCTCCACATTTCAAATTGTACTGTTTGGGCACAATCAGGTACTGTCCAAGTTCCTGTTCGTTGACAGTGTGATCTACATGTGTGTGGACCACAACATACTAAACAAGTGTTAAAGCAAGTACATGTACCACCTGGAGATCTACCAGCTGTTCGCTGACAAGTCCCGTCTGGGTATTTCATACCCGTGCTAATCATCTCAGTTGCCATATTATGCGTCTCCCTTTAATGTATTTATTTCTTGTTTTAATTCTTTAATTGCTTCAACTAATAGTGGTACAATTCTTTCGTATTGTAGTGTTATGTAGTTTTCGCCTGAAAGGCTTTCGCCTTCCTCACCTCTATCAAACGGTGCATCAAAAATTACTTGAGGAATAACTGCTTGAACCTCTTGAGCAATTAGACCTACTTCTTCAACTTCTGCACTAAAACCTGCTTCTATTGCTTTTTCATTCCAGTTATATGTTACGCCATTAAGTGACATAACTTTATCTAATGCACCTGTAATGTTTGTAACGTTTGTTTTAAGTCTAGCATCTGATGTGTTTGAAACAATATTTTCAGTAGCAGTAATACGTCCTGCAACGTTTGGATCTGCTGTGTTAACGCCTATACAACGTATACTTGTCATATTCTTAGATGCGTCAATAACGTCACTGCCAGCCATTTGGAATGATCCAACGTTTACGTTAACACCTGCATCATCTTTAATTTGGAACCAAATCTTATTGCTGTCTTCTGGCTCATAAAAATCAAAGCCTTCGCCTGATACCAGTCTAATTGCACCATCAACACCTGAGTCACTTGATCCGTTAAATGTAATTTGTGGCTGTGCGTTTCCGTATAACACTAAACCTGGACCGTTTACATTTAACGTGCCGTTCATAGTATGTGAGTCACTTGTAGCATTACCTAATGTACCGTTACCGTTATAACTAAATGTTCCACTTGCACTTAAATTTGTAAATGAGCCAGTAGATCCTGATATTGACATGTTACTAATTGTACCACTACCCGGAGATAGTGTTAACGATCCAGCTGGTGAAATTGTAACTGTACCTGTGCCAGTCGGCGATAGTGTAACATTTTTATTTGATGGACTTAATGTAACTGTGTCGTTAGCATCTAATGATGTAAACTGTCCTGAACTTCTTGATACGTTACCAATTGCTCCTACAAATCCGCCCCCACTATATATTCTTTTAGCAATACTTGCTCCGCCTTCGCAACGTAGCTGTCCTGTATCGCCTGTAGCATTTGTTGCCTCTCCGGTGCCTGTAATGTCAACTACGCCACTTGCATTTATACTTGTAAATGTACCTGTATTGCTTGATACATTGCCAATTGGGCCTTGGAAACTACCTGCATAAATTGCACCGCTTGCACCAATTCCGCCTGTTACTACTAGTGTACCTGATGTAGTATTAGTTGACGCTGTATTTTTTGTAAGTGTTACTGAATCGCTTGCAGTTAATGTAGTAAACCCGCCGGTACTTTTTGTTGCTGCACCGATTGGAGTATTATCCATTGCGCCAGCAAATATTGATCCGCCGACTCCTAGTCCACCTGTTACAACAACTGCTCCACTTCCTACACCTGAACTTGCAGTTGATGAACTAAATGTTGTATTACCACTTGCATTAAGTGTTGTAAATCTACCTGTGCCTGCTGTAGTAGCACCAACGTTGATGCCGTCCATGTTACCAGCTGTATCAGAAGTAATAGTTACTGTGTCACCTGATCCAATTACTACTGGTCCACCTGGATCAATAGTTACTGAACTAGTTGCACCTGTTGGTGATATATTAATTGTTTGTGCAGCTGCTGTAAAGTCTAAATTACCTGGAAATGCTGTTGGCTTTCCTGCTTCGCCGAGTGTAATTGTTCCTGTTGTAGATGCTAAAGTTAAATCACCTGCTGGTCTAATAGTAGCTTGCCCGCCTGGCTGAACTGAAACGGAAGATTGCGGACTAATGTCTACTGTGCCTGTGCCTGTTGGTTTGATTTGTACATTTGCATCTGCTGGATTTAGTTCTACTGGACCATCTGCATTTAATAAAGCATTTGTTGTTAACGGTAATTCAAATACTGTAGTACCAGCTAACGCACTTGTTAGTACGTAGTTTGCACCATCTGATGTTAATTGGTATGTTGAGTTAGTTGGAATATCTACTGACGATCCTAGTGTAACACCGTTACCTGTAATTTGTCCTGCTGCTGTACTAATAGTAATCATGTCAGCAGTTGCATTATAGAACGTTTGTCTACTACCTGGAAAAAACACTGGACTTACCATTGTTACTTCGTATCCTGGTGTACCTGTCAACGATATTATTCCGCCAGTGAATGCGTAAGTGAATTCAGTTTCACTATCTACCTCCAGTGTTTGCGGTGCTGTATTATAACGTGCCATTCTTAATTCCCCTGTCTAATTATGTTGTCGATGTTTCAATGCCGTACACTGTAATTCCAACGTCATTAGAGTTTACATTTGCTACTATATTTAGTCCGCCCTGCATAACTAAACCTGTACGTTCAAATACACCGTTTGGAATAATAACTGTATTCCACTCAATCCATTCTTCAGCAGTAGGTGTTGCCGTTGTTGCCATTGCCAGCTTCATCGAAATCGATGTTGCATTTCTGTTTGTGATTGATACATTAGCTATCGAATACGTTCCTACTGGTACTGTGTACACAGTAGTATTCGTATCTGTTGTTAGATCCTGTACTCCTAATCTTCCTGTTGCCATTTTAATTTATCTCCGTTATCTGCTTAAGAAGTATCCAAGTGCTACAGGTGCGCCGTCTATGCCACCTGTAAAGTTCATCTTCGCTTTAATATTTAGCTGACCGCCGCTGGTAGTTGTTATTTCATCATTTGCAATGAATACAACACCTGCTGTTAATGTGTTAACGTTCAAGCTACTCTGTCCACCACCAATCTGTGCGGTGATGTACGATTTAATTGCTCTTTGTGTTGGAACAATATTGTCACTGTTTTCTGTAAAGAACGGGTCTGTACTAAACTGTGTAATAACTGCTGAGCCAATACCAACCGCAATACCACCAAGTTGCAATGACTGCAATCCTGCTAAGTTAAATGCGTCAGCATCCAATGTTGCAGTACCTGTGGACTGTTGCACTCCAAACAATCCGCCAACGTTAAAGTTACCATCTTGGTCAGTACTTGTAAAGAATACTCGTCCGCCTCCACTGCTTAACTGTTGTGCTGCAATACTTGCTGTTGTGATATCAACAAATGGATAGTTAGTTTTTGCTTGGTTACCTGTACCAATATACAAGAAGTCATGTCCTGTTAGACGTACTTGTGAATACTTGTTAGTAGTTGTAATTACTGTACCGTCTTTTGGAGCATTTAATACTGTTAGTCCTGGACTTACTTGGAATGTTGCTGTGTAGCTTCCAGGCTGTCCGATAACATTACTAATTGTAACCAACTTATAATAGCTACCATCAATGCCTGCAAATTCAACATTTGATCCTGGTTCTGGTAATTCAAACAATCCTTTAACAGCAATAAACGTACTTGGTTGATACAAGTCTGCGGTACCATCGCCTGCTAATTCAGCTGTTGCTGTTGTATAACCTGTACCTCTGTTAGTAAAGGTTGGGTTAGCTAATGCACCACTTCTAATTCTTGGATTAACTGCTGCATCAATTGTTGAGTTAGGATCAGTAATTGTTACTACTGGCCCTGCTTCAAACGATACTGTTCCAATATTATCTGTTGTAACAGTTGTAATATCAAAACTTGCGCCACCTGATGTTAAACTTACTTCAATATTACCACCCGATAATGCACTAATATAGTACAGTGTTTCACTACTTAATCCAATAGTTTCTAAAGCAGTACCGTCAAATGTAATTGGTTGTCCGACATACATATTCCAGGTTAGCGATAATGCTATTGTATTAGGTGCTGTTGTACTTGTTATAGTTCCAGTTGGATAATTACTTCCTGGTTCTCTTAAAGTTAATGTAGTAACTGATCCGTCAGCTACATACGCTCTACCAATCGGTGTTGCGCCTGTTGCAATATACTGTCCAGTAGTATTAGCAGCATTAGAAGCAGCTGCCCAAGTTGGGTTATTCGATGGGTTACCAAATGCAAACGCTTTAAACGTTTCGGTACCAGATTCTAATCTTGGTGTCCAAATCAGTCCATCTTGGCTAGCAGCCCAATCCGATGATCCTGCTCTCGATGCAAGGAATAATCCTTGACCATATTCTATACCTATCCATCCTGTATTGAACATATTTGCTAAAGTTGTTCCTACTGTAACCCAATTTGTTCCTTCATCGACACTAACTGCATAATCACCACTTGCACTTATTGCAACAAATCTTCCGTTACCGTAAGTGATGTCAATCCAATCAGTTGAACTTCCTGGCAATGTGCCGCCTACTGTCCAAACAATACCGTTAGTTGATATTGCAGAAGCACCGTTATCATTTAGTGCTACAAATTTAGTTGCACCAAATGCTAGTGCAACAAAGTTGCCAGCTGCCGGGGTAGTAATTGTTCTTGATACCCAAGTTGA